TAGTGAACTCAATGAAGATGGATCACCAAAACACTCACCACAATCAATCTATGAGTGTGCCCATGATTGGGTCTCTCAAGGTAATGAGATCTCTGCTGGTGTAGTTGCATTTTACAAAGCTTATTACACAGACTACGGGAGATACAGAAGTGTATGAAGATCTAGATTGTTTCGAAAAAGCTTTATCTCATTTTGGTACAAGGATTGATATCATTGTTGCCATGGAGATAGGTGATAAGATAGACTCTGAAACTGCTTACCAGATGATCAAAAAAGAACTGAAGGAAGTAAAGAAGATTCGCAAACAACATCAAGAAACCAATTGTGAGGATTGTTAATGACTGTCAAACTTGTATCTGTCACTCCTGATGCAGAACAGACTATGGCCTATGTTGCCAGGGTGAGTAATCCTGCCAATCAGGACAATGAGAACTATGCAGGTCTTCTGCGTTACTGCATCAAACATAATCACTGGAGTGTGTTTGAACAGTCTTTCATGACTCTTGAGATTGAGACTACTAGGGCTATCGCAGCTCAAATTCTTCGTCATCGTTCTTTTACTTTCCAAGAGTTTTCTCAACGGTATGCTGATAGTTCCTTACTCTCAAAGGCGATCCCTCTTCCAGAACTGCGACGCCAAGACACGAAGAATCGTCAAAACTCTATCGATGATTTGGATCAAGAGACTATTGACCTTTTGACCCGACAGATGGACACTCTGTTCTCTTCTTCTATGGCTCTTTATCAACAGATGTTGGATCGTGGAGTTGCAAAAGAGTGTGCTCGCAATGTGCTGCCTCTCTGCACGCCGACTCGTATCTACATGAGTGGTTCATGTCGTTCATGGATTCATTATATCAATCTGCGTTCTGCAAATGGAACTCAAAAAGAACACATGGTAGTTGCAGAAGCTTGTAAGAACGTATTTGTTGAACAGTTCCCTACAGTCGCAGAAGCCCTTGAGTGGGCCTAAATAACATCACCCCCTTCGTTTATTATGCCAACATATCCTGTTATTAATGTAGAGACTGGTGAACAAAAAGAAGTGACAATGAGTTTCACTGTCTGGGATCAGTGGTTAGAAGACAACCCAGGTTGGATCCGAGATTGGTCTGATCCTTCCACTGCTCCCATGGCAACAGAAGTGGGAGATTGGAGGAATAAACTTGTCTCCAGAAATCCAGGCTGGAACGAAGTCCTCAATAAAGCCTCAAAAGCACCTGGTTCTAAAGTTAGAAAGATTACCTAGTATGGCTAGAAAAAGGAAGACCTCTGAACCCATTGGTATTGGCATGACTGCCAAACAATTGAAACGAAAGAAACCAATTAACACAGATTTATTGGTTGACATTGAACCACTTACTCCAAATCAAGAGAAGTTGTTTAATGCATATGCAGAGGGCAAAAACATCTTTGCTTATGGATGTGCTGGTACTGGTAAGACCTTTATCGCACTCTACAATGCACTCAAAGATGTCCTGAATGAGTACACTCCTTACAAGAAGATCTACATCGTTCGTTCTTTGGTTGCAACTCGTGAGATTGGTTTCCTTCCTGGAGATCATGAGGACAAATCAGCCCTCTATCAAATTCCTTACAAGAACATGGTCAAATACATGTTCGAAATGCCAAGTGATGCAGACTTTGAAATGCTCTATGGTAACCTGAAGTCTCAGGAAACTATTTCTTTCTGGTCCACATCATTCCTTCGTGGTACAACCTTTGATGATGCGATCCTTTTGATTGACGAAGCTCAGAACTTGAATTTTCACGAACTTGATAGTATAATTACCCGTGTGGGTGAAAACTGTAAGATCATGTTCTGTGGTGACGCAGTTCAAACTGACCTTCAGAAAACTTATGAAAAGAACGGTATTCTTGACTTCATGAAGATCATCGAACAAATGAATGAAAGTTTTGAGATGGTTGAATTTGGTGTTGATGACATCGTTCGTTCTGGTTTAGTCCGCGAGTACATCATGAAGAAAATGGCTTTGGGTCTCTAATGCAAAGAACTTATCATAATTATCTGGGTGACGTTGAACTAGAGAAAAAAGAAACCACAGGTTGTCGTCTCTATCTTCTTCCAAATGGTGACTGGGTGCCTTCAATCACCTCAGTCACCTCTTTTTATAACCGACAAACCTTCATTAACTGGAGGAAGAAAGTTGGTGAGGAAGAAGCCAATCGTATTACTAAGAAAGCCACCACAAGGGGCACTGATTTTCATGAAGCGGCACAGTCTTATCTTGAAGGTAAAGAACTCCTCTGGGAAAACCATCTCCCAGCCACCCAGTTCATGTTCCACTCCGCGAAACCATTCCTTGATCGCATTGATAATATACATGCTATTGAGCGTACCCTTTATTCTGAGTACTTCGGTATTGCTGGTCGTGTTGATTGTATTGCGGAGTATGACGGCGAGCTTGCTATCATTGACTTTAAAACTTCAGACAAAATTAAACCAGAGAAGTGGTTAGAGAACTACTTCGTTCAGGAAACTGCATACGCATGTATGTACTATGAGATGACTGGTATTCCAGTTAAGAAGTTGATCACAATTATGACAACTTCCTCTGGTGAAGTTAAGGTGTTTGACAAACGAAACAAAGACGAGTATATTAGGTTATTAGTTCGATACATTAAAGAATTTGTTACTCATAAGCTCTCCAATGAATAAGGACCTAGACAAGGCACTCAAAGAAAAATTTCTTTGTCAAACAAAATTTACCCAAGACATTGAAGATCTTGTAAAACACAATGATGACTTGAACTACATCGATGCGATTGTTCATTATTGCGATGACAACAAGATTGAGTTAGAATCTGTGGGTAAGTTGATCAGTAAACCACTGAAAGAAAAGATCAAGGCTGAGGCCATTGAACTCAACTTCCTCAAACGTACATCACGCGCACGATTGCCCCTGTGAAAGTGTCACCTTTTGATTGCTACAAAACTTATCTTGCGATGAAGAACCACTTCACCAAGGAAAGTTATGATTATGTAAAATACGGTGGAAGATCCCGTGCATCTGTTGCGTCTTTTAACAAGAGACGTGACAGATATTTTTTTGAGAGGATGTCACGGAAGAAAGATGATGACGAAATCATACAGTATTTCATCGCAAACTTTATTTCCAGTGAAGATCCTGGTAAAGTGTGGATAGGAGAGATTATTCAAAATGGAGAAACCAACTTCAAGGAATGGCAAAAACGAAACCAATCCTTGTCCTACCTATTCGGAAACGAAGTTGAAACAATCTTTACAAGAGATAATTTCGACAGTTACTTCCATACTCAAGGCCAACACCCGAAAATCCTGAAGGCTTATCTAAGAAAAGAGATCTCAATCGAGACCTTAATCATTCTGGATAGAATTCTGGGATTTGTAAAACAATTTGATAAGAAACTGGATGATCCAATTTGGAGTACGGTTTCCCTCAAGATCAAGAAGTACGGATCGTTTCTAAATATTGACGTGCTTCGTTATAGAAAAATCCTGAAGGAGAAAGTTCTATGAGTTTTCTAAGTAGTCCTCAAGTTCGTGCAGGACTTGTAGAAATCAATGAACTTCAAGAAGAAATCTACAAAGATGCCATGAAGTTTCCTGCCATGTCGCAGGAAGATCAGTATACACATCTTGAAAAGTTAGAAAGTCTTCTTGAGAAACAACGCATTATGTACACAAGAGTTTCTCTTTCTGATGATCCTGAAGCACTACAGATCAAAGAGAACATCGTGAACGCAGCTAAAATGCTGGGGTTCCCAGGTTCGGTGGATCCTGGAGACCTATTCAACAACATGCACATGACCATCAAAAACTTGCGTAAGATGGTCGATAAGGGACTTGACAAGTGAGTCCCTCTCCTGGTACGATGACTCTGCCACCACAAAGGCCAAATCCAACTCAATCCGAGGTAATCCAATGTCTTTTGATCTTTCGCTTCTCTCTCATGATGAAGCACATGAACTCTACAGGTCTGTGCGTAAGTACCAACAAAGTGGAGAACCAACTTACGAACAACGTGGTTGGTGTGCTGGTGTACTTGATAAACTCATGTGTATCATGGGAACTGGTGATACATTCTTTCCTGTTTGTGACCAAAATTATACTTATGTAATTGAACAATCAATCAATTACAACTCTCAATCCAACTAATCCAAACTAATCCAAACTAATCCGAGGTAATCCAATGTCTTTTTCTGACCTTAAAAAACAGTCCAAACTGGGTTCTCTGACTTCCAAACTGGTCAAGGAAGTTGAGAAGATGAACTCTCCTCAAGGTGGTGATGACCGCCTGTGGAAGCCCGAAATGGACAAGTCTGGTAACGGCTATGCTGTTGTCCGTTTCCTTCCCGCACCCGAAGGTGAAGATCTCCCTTGGGTGAAGATGTACTCTCACGCCTTCCAAGGTCCTGGTGGTTGGTACATCGAGAACTCCTTGACCACCACTGGTGGTAAGGATCCTGTTTCCGAACTCAACACCCGTCTGTGGAACTCTGGTAACGATGCAGACAAAGAGACTGCACGGAAACAGAAACGTAAGCTTTCCTACTACTCCAACATCTATGTTGTGAAGGATCCTGCCAACCCTCAAAACGAAGGTCGCGTATTCCTGTACAAGTATGGTAAGAAGATCTTTGACAAGGTGATGGCTGCGATGCAACCTGAGTTTGAGGATGAAGATCCCATCAACCCCTTTGATTTCTGGCA